GTTAACCGCAGTTGTTCTTTAAGTGCTTCTGCCTTTTCAGAGAGTAAGGTAATACCTAACAGTTGTTCAATGATAGATCGTTGATCGTTAGGCTTTAATGCCAAGAATGGTTCGGTATATGTGTTTAATGCCACGAGATGTTTAAACATTTCGTGACTCATACCAATCATCTCTTCGATCGCTTTTTGTGTTTCTCGACTATCACCTTGTGACTCGTCAAGATCTTCAAGGTCTTGTTCTTGACCATTAATACTAAATTTCAGTAGATTAGGTTTACGTCCACGCTCGATATGATATTCTTGTCCATCCTTATCAAAGGTCACAGTGACCAACATACCCTTGCCGTTGATCTTGTTTACAAGATTGTCTTTTTTAATATTTGTTAATGCTGTACCGTAGATGGCATAGCTGAGACCGTTGATAATAGTTGTTTTACCAGTACCATTACGAGCACCGCTGTCATCCCCACCCAAGTCTAAGTTCTCGCCTAGTACCAAAGTAAGTTGTCCGCGATCAAAATCTATGGCCTGAGTCTGATTACCCACGCTCATAAAGTTTTTAACGGTTAAATTTTTTATCTTGATTGTCATAGATTATTATAGATATCCAATAGTAATGCTTTGTCGTAAGTATCACTTTCGATTGCTTGTATTTGATTCATAACAATAGTATCAACACTTTCAAAAGTAATATCGATAGGAGTTGCCTGACTGTCAACCTGTACTTTTTCTGGTATTAACATTAATTCGCGCAAGTCATACTGCGGCATGAATGTTTCTTTAATAAAGTTTGCTTCTTCAAAACTAATTGGCAAGTCAATAGTAACTCTGGCGTGCATTTTAGTCTTTAACAATCCTTCTGGATTATCAATGATCTGACTTAACTTGAATGTACGATACACGGGTTGATCTGGCCATGTGTGATATTCTGGTTTACCACCCCACTCTAGAATCATCATACCGCGGTCGTCATCGCCTGCGTCTGCATAGTTGTGTGGGAAAGCATTACCGATATAGGTAATATTACCTTTAGTCTGACGCTTATGGAAGTGACCACTGAACACATACTCTTGATTTACAAAGTGATCACCTTGTAACTGTCCGTGATCTGGCATCTGTATCATAGCATTCATATAGAATAGCGGTAACTCTAAATGTCCAAACACATATCGACTTTGGATTTTAGGAACCTGTTTCCACTCGTCACCTATTAACCACGGCATAATAGTTACATCGCCTTCTGTGAGTGTTTCTCTAATAGGAACAATGTTTGGAAACAATCTCATGAACTCAATACTATTGATTTCGCGTTTGTCTTTGTAAAACAAGTCGTGATTACCTAAGATGAAATATACTTTTTCAAATGATTGACTCAACTTCTCTAGATTAGAAACTGTATAGTTCATAGTACTCACGTCTGTAGTACTACGATTATGATGCCAATCACCTAGGAAGATTGCTGTTTCACATCCTTGTGCTTTTGCAGTTTCACAAAACCAATTGACAAATTCTTCGCAATCATGATTATGCACTCTGCTGCCAGTCTTCAATCCAAAATGGATGTCAGTAAAACAGGCTACTTTTTTGAATAGACTCATAGTTTTATTTTAATATCTCTTAAGTTAAAGATCAATCGAAGTCACTACCTTCGCCAGTTTTTGGTAAACCAACAGTAGGTCCTGTGCCTGTGCTTGTACCTGAATTTTGTCGAGTCCAACTAGGAGTCATGCCATTCATTTCGAGGATGTCGTCTCTAATATTTTGGTTACGTTTTTCAATGTTGATGATACGTACAAAACTATTGGTAACAGCAGCAGTATAGTAAGCAAAAGGATTATCAGATTTACTTTCATCAAATTGTAGTCCTATTTGTGTTAATTGTAAAATAGCCTGACCCTTCATCTCGTCATTGTATGTATATCCACGGACATTACCCCGAGTCGCATATCGCTCACATAATTTTAAAAACATACGAGCTAGGTTATCGGTCATCTGCCCGTGTTCTTTATTGAACTCCCCAGTGTCTAGCGGGCCTTTCCAGTGGCTTTTGCCTACACATATTAAGTTGCCTTTTTCATCAAACTTCCAATGTTGGAATGGAGGAAAGTTGACTTTTTCGTGGCTGTCAGCAACATTTTTTAAAGTCTTTTTACGACCAGGTGCTAGAGGAACATGCTCGAATGACATGATACGGAATACTAAGTCCTCTTTTTGCATTTTTTTGTAATCAATTTCAAATTCTTTTGCAGGAATTTTCTTCCCACCAGCTATCATAGCAGCCTCGTGTGCTTCTTTAGATAGCCTAGAGGCACGGTTTCTTTTGGCTTCTGCTATAGTTCTTACATTAAGTTTTTCAAGGCTACTTACGATTAAATCGTAGTTTGAATATGATTTGTCCAAAAAAGAACAGTAAGTATTTTTGCTTCTGTGGATCTCTTTTAACAGATCTTTGTTGGTTAGGTATTTTATTTTAGGTACTAGTGACATTGATATGATTCTCCTATTACTTAATATAATAGCACATTTTTATAGAAATAAATAGAGTATAACGGAGAATATTTACTCAAAATGGCATTATCAATTAATCCATTAGCACAGCTAATAACACAGTCGTCTGAAGCAATATCCAGAGCTACTAACGAAGCAAATGCCGCATTACCTCAGATTGGAGATGCTATTTCTAAAGCCAATCTTGACGGTACAATATCAAGATTAAGCGGAGGCATTGGTAGTACACTGAATGGGTTAACTGGAACATTGCCGTCGATAGGCGGATTAAACATTTCCGGAGCTCAGAGCTTAGTAGCAGGTGCAGGAACAGCCTTAGGCGGTATTGGTAATGTTGCTTCAACAACAGTAGGAGGCGCGATCAGCAGTTTACAAGGGATAACAGGAGCCACTAGTAATATCACAGCAGATATTTCTGGAACGCTCAATAAATTAACCGGTGGCAATTTAGCAGGCGGTTTACAAAGTCTAGCTGGCAATATCTCAAAATCTGCAGGAATACTTAATAACATTTTAAGCCTAAAACGTGGTGCTAATTTACCGGCCGGTGGAGAATTATTTGCACAACGAGGACAGGCAATACAACTTCAACCAGGAGCCAAAAACGATTGGCGTGTACGAATAACCTGCCAATGGAATATTTTTAACAGCCCGTTGTTTAAATTATTAGAAAATACAGGTGGAGTTGTTTGGCCATACACACCAAACGTAACAGTATCAACTAAAGCAGAATACAATCCAATTAGTCCTACACACAGCAATTATGCTTATCAAGCATATAAGAGTAGTGTAATTGATGACATCACTATCTCGGGTGAATTCACATGTGAAACTGAAACAGACGCAGCGTATTGGATTGCCGCTACTACATTTTTTAAAACAGCAACAAAAATGTTCTTTGGACAAGGAGATAATGCTGGTAATCCTCCAATAGTCTGTAACCTAACAGGATACGGATCAAGTATATTTGATAAAGTTCCGGTGATTGTTAAAACCTTTTCAGTAGACCTTAAAGAAGATGTTAATTACATAAAATGTAATACATTTGGAACTAATACATGGGTACCGGTAATAAGCACCATATCTGTAACAGTTACACCAGTATACAATAGATCTAGAATGCGTAAATTTAGCCTCCAAGATTACTCAAGAGGAAAAACATCCGGCGGAGTAGGATACATTTAATGGCAACATATACTAAATCAAGCCCTTGGGTGAATACACCAACTAATAATCTATATCTAGAACTTTTAGAAATTAGATCTGTGCCTGCTGAGGCAGATGACTTCAGATATACTATTGAAAGTCATTACAAACATAGACCAGATTTACTTGCCTACGACCTATATGGTAATCCAAAATTATGGTGGGTATTTGTTCAAAGAAACATGAGCGTGATCAAAGATCCTATATATGATTTTGAACCAGGGGTAACGATATATCTTCCTAAGAAGAGTAATCTACAGAAATTCTTAGGAGTCTAAAATGGCATTAAGAGATCTTGGTAGAGGAATTACAGATTTAGTAAGACCAGATGGTGGAAGAATTCTCGAAGATACAATTTCTAATATAATTCCAACAGGAATAGCAACTAGAGCTACAGATCTTACTGTTCCCAGGGCTGCTGACTTTCTTAAAAACGGGGTTAGTAACGTAGAACAAAACCCCAATATTCCTAATCCTCAAAATACTAATTTACCTAGCATAGTAAAAAACCCGTTAGAAGAATTTGCTTCTATGACTCCGCTATGGACACTGGCATGTCTAACCCCCGCCCAATTTAATGATCCTAGATCATATAGAAACAGCACCGGCGATTTAAAAAATGTGATTTTTTCTTCAGGAGGTAGATTTGACAGTCAGCGCCAAAGTACCTTATTTGGAACACCTGAGTATTTCGTAAACAATTTCATGATGAAATCGATCATTGCCGCCGGTAGTAAAACCGGCAACTCTAATGCTTTTAAATTTGAATTTGATATCTACGAGCCATACAGCATGGGACTGTTATTACAGAGCATGCAGGCGGCGGCTCTAAATGCCGGATATTTAAATTATATGGAGAATTGCCCATATCTTTTAAGATTGGATTTTAATGGATATAAAGAAGATGGTACTATTCTAACTTCTATTAAACCTAAATTCTTTACGATGAAATTTACATCAGTTAAATTCCAAGTAACAGAAGCAGGCAGTCAATACAAAGTAGAAGCTATACCTTACAATCATCAAGGGTTTACTGATACGGTTAATGTAACCTACAATGATTTGAAAATAGTTGCATCAACAGAAGGAACGGTAGAAGACGTTCTAGTCAATAGTCCCGAAAGCCTTGTTGCTGTGTTGAATAAAATCGAACAGAATATGGTTGACGAGCAAAAGATAGGATATCCTGATGTATACGATATACAATTTCCTCAAAACTCTAGCGATTTCGTCAGCACTACTAAACCCCCACAGGCAAACGCTGCGGTTGTAGATCCTAATGCTCCTCCTGATGTAACGATCCAGGGCGACATTGTCCCATCAATATTAAGAACAAAATTAGCACAGGCTAAACTAGGGTTTAAAGGTAATGATATAGGCACAGCCAGTCTAGGGTTTACACAAAGTAGCGGCGGTAACTTCGTTATGAAAAAAGAAAGTGACCAGCGCGATGAAAAAACAGGTATAATTAACAGAGATGGGATGACTATTGATCCTAACAAGAGAGCGTTTCAATTTGGTAAAGGACAATCTCTCACAGCAATGATTAATAGAATAATATTAAGTTCTGACTATGCTAAAAAGGCAATGGAAACAGATAATATGGTCGATGGATTTATCAAATGGTTTAGACTAGATGTGCAGATAGAACTACTAAAATACGATCCTGAAGTTGGAGATTATGCTAGAAAAATAACCTATAGAGTTGTACCTTTCCTAGTCCATCATTCAGTGTTCACAAATCCTAATGCTGCTGTTATCGGACATCAAGGCATTAAGAAAGAAATAGCTAAAGCATATGAATATATCTATTCAGGACAAAACTTAGATGTTCTTAAGTTTGATATTAATATTAATAATCTATTCTACACAGGAAGTTCACCAAGTGCAGAAAATAAAAGTGCTCAAGTATCTAATCAAGATCAAAAAGGGGTAGCGGCCGACCCAGCTATGACAACAAAGAATAATCAAGGTACCGCCCCAGAAGCGCAAACTGCTACTCTTGGTAGAAGTCGAGTAAAACGAGATCCTAGTTTATTAGACGCTCCGCCTGGCGGGTCCGGTGATAGAACTACAGAACAGATGGTTGCAGAACAATTCCATAAGGCATTTATTGAAGGATCAAGTGCAGATATGATTACTGTAGATTTAGAAATTTTAGGTGATCCTTATTGGATAGTAGATAGTGGACTATCAAATTATTTTGCCGCTAGTGCATCCTCAACCAGTCAGATTACAGAAGACGGTACAATGAATTATGAAAGTGGCGAAGTTTATATCTATGTAACATTTAAAACACCAACAGATATTAGTGAAACAACAGGCTTGTTTGATTTTCCTAAAGTAAGTCCGTTTAGTGGGATATATAGGGTAGTTAACTGTGAAAGCCAGTTTAATGATGGCTTATTTAAACAAAAGATTAAATGCTTGAGAATGCAAGGTCAAGCACTTGACTACGCTGATAATCCAGCAGGTCTTAAAAATATCAAATCTACTAAACAAGGCGCTCTATCTGTTACTATTGCAGAAGAAGAAACAACTAAAACTTCTCCTATTGATGAAACCTTTCCTAGCATATTGAGATCTACATAATGGCAGAATATAAACGCACCCCGTCAAACATATCAGAACAGAGAAACATAGGAAATGGCCCATTTCTTGCTAGAATTGTCAGCCATCTTGATCCAACATTTATGGGTAGTCTTGAGGTTACTCTTTTAAGACATCAAGCAAATATCGCCAGTGATGATACACAGACATATATTGTTCGCTGCGCAAGTCCATTCTTTGGATATACTGGATTTGAATTTATGGGTCAAAATACAGCGACCACCCAGCGTACACAAGGCGAACAGGCACTGAATCAACAAGGGGTTGCTGGTGCTAGCACAATTGATGCTTTTAATGATACACAAAAAAGTTATGGTATGTGGATGGTTCCGCCAGATGTTGGTGTTAACGTTCTTGTGGTTTTCATAGACGGAGATCCAAGCCAAGGCTATTGGATAGCCTGTGTTCCTAGTAGATTTGCTAACCATATGGTTCCTGCTCTTGCAGGATCAACAGAAGTTGATCTAGATAGTGCAGATAAACAAAAATTAAATTGGCCAAATAAAGCAACAGGCTTAAAAATGCCATTACCAGTGGCAGAAGTTAATAGACGATTAAATCAGAAAGAACAAAATAGTGACGTTGACAAAATTAAAAAACCACTACACCCTATTGCTGAAAAATTTTTAGAGCAAGGGCTATTAGAGGATGATGTTCGAGGGGTTACAACATCGAGCAGTAGACGAGAAGCACCGAGTATGGTATTTGGTATTTCAACGCCAGGACCTCTTGATAGAAGACAGGGTGCTAAAAAAGCTAAGGTAGGAACTTTACAAAGTCCGTCGCCTTCTCCGGTTCCGGTAAGTCGATTAGGTGGAACAACCTTAGTTATGGACGACGGCGATGATAGATATCGTAGAGAAACATCTGCAGGTGCAGGGCCAGTAAAATACATAGACGTAATCGCTGAAAAAGATAAACCTTCTCAAGGTGATCCAACGATTCCATATAATGAATATTTCCGTGTAAGAACTAGAACCGGACATCAGATATTGATGCACAATTCAGAAGATTTAATTTATATTGGAAATGCTAAAGGAACAACATGGATTGAATTAACGTCAAACGGCAAGATTGATATCTATGCTCAAGACAGCATTAGCATTCATACAGAGAATGATTTGAACATCAAAGCCAATAGAGATATCAATTTGGAAGCTGGTCGAAATATCAACATAAGATCAGAAATTGGTCGACTTCATATGGATGTTGCCACAGACTGGAAAGTTACTGTAGGACAAAATAATAAAATTACAGTTGGTAAAGATTGTGAACATGTAGTTGGCGGTAATACAAAAATCACCACTTCAGAAAATTTTGATTTAGGCAGCGGCGGCTATAATAGATTTACAGCCAGCGGAAATACAGATATACGCAGCGGCGGTAATCATACTGAATCTGCAGCCAGGATCGATATGAACGGACCGTTAGCACAAGCAGCAGTTCAAGCAGTTGAAATAACTCCGCTAAATCTACATGCTAATCCAAGTACCAGCACACAAAATGGTTGGGATGCCAAATATCAGGGTGGAAATATTGCCAGCATTATGAAACGTATTCCAATGCACGAACCTTGGGTTCTGCATGAAAATCAAACCCCTCAATTTTTAACACCAACAAATACAGATAGAGAAATCTAGGAGTGACATATGGCCAATAAACTTTACAATCAAAAAGTCGTAGCAGTAAACAAAGCATCTGTTGGCGATAAAGGCGGAGTTTTTACCTATAAAGGATTTAGTTCTAAAGAAGTTAATCGTAACTATAAACTTTATGATATTGATCTAGTGAAACAAGATTTGATCAACCATTTCTATATTCGCAAGGGTGAAAAATTAGAAAACCCGGAGTTTGGCACAGTAATCTGGGACATGATTTTTGAACAGTTTACAGAAGATGTTAAAAATATTATTGCTAAAGACGTTGAAGAAATTATTAATTATGATCCAAGAATCATAGTAAATGAGGTTCAAGTTGATAGCACTGATCAAGGTATAAGGATTGAAGCCAACATTACTTACATACCGTTCAATATTAATGAACGTATGACGTTTGACTTTGATAAAGACAATTCTATCATAAACTAAGCACTTTATTTTGCTTGATAAATATGATATAGGAAATAACAAATGACCACTACAAGTAGACAAAATAACCTAATACTCAACGAAGATTGGACACGTATCTATCAGACATTTAAAAATGCTGATTTTAAATCATACGATTTTGAAAATCTACGTCGAGTAATTATATCATATCTAAGAGAAAATTATCCTGAAGATTTTAACGACTATATTGAATCATCAGAATACATGGCACTCATTGATGCTATTTCTTTCTTGGGTCAAAGTTTAGCCTTCCGTTTAGATCTAGCGTCAAGAGAAAACTTTTTAGAATTAGCAGAACGTAAAGAATCTGTATTACGTCTAGCTCGTATGTTAAGTTACAATGCTAAACGTAATGTGTCAGCTAGTGGTCTACTTAAATTTTCTACAATATCAACAACAGAATCTTTAATAGATAGCAACGGAAAAAATTTAGCTAACCAAGTAATCCAATGGAATGACCCAACTAACACAAACTGGTTAGAGCAATTTCTTACAGTATTAAATTCTGCAATGGCAGATAATACAGAATTTGGTCGCAGTCAAGGTAATGCTATCATACAAGGAATTCCCACAGAACAATATAGATTTCGAACAATATCACAAGATGTTCCAATCTATACATTCAGTAAAACTGTTGCCGGTCGAGGAATGGTATTTGAGATAGTTTCAACATCATTCAAAAGTAGTGAATCTATATACGAAGAACCACCTGTGCCAGGAAACCAGTTAGGATTTGTTTATAGAAATGATGGCAGCGGTCCAGGATCACCAAACACAGGATTTTATTTGATGTTCAAGCAAGGATCGTTAGAACTTGCCGACTTCAGTATTACTGTTCCAACAACTAATGAAAAAGTATCTGTAGACAGTACAAATATTAATAATGATGACGTGTGGTTATTTAAAGTGGGCTCATCTGGAACACAACAAGACCAATGGACTAAGGTGTCAAATCTTATTGGCAATAACATCGCTTACAACAGTTTATCACAGGATATTAGAAATATTTTTGCTGTACAAACAGAAGAAGATGATCGAATTGATCTAGTATTTGCTGATGGCGTTTATGGTAATTTACCACAAGGGAGTTTCCGTGTTTATTATAGAGTAAGTAATGGTTTATCATATACTATCGCCCCAAACGAACTACGTGGCATTAATATTTCCGTTCCATACGTTAATAAATCTGGAACAGAACAAACAATCACTATCGGGTTAGCATTACAAGCAACAGTAGCTTCTAGTGCTGCAACTGAAGATATTGACACAATTCGTATAAATGCCCCGGCACAATATTATACACAGAATAGAATGATTACAGGTGAAGATTACAATCTTGCACCGTTGGCAAGCTCACAAAATATTTTAAAAATAAAAGCAGTTAATAGAACATCAAGCGGCATTAGTCGTAACTTTGAAATTATTGATGCCAGTGGAAAATATTCTAGTGTGAACATTTTTGCCGACGACGGCTTTGTCTATAAAGAAGAAATAGAATCGCAGATCAATTTCAAATACAGTAGCAGAGTTGACGTAGTTAATACTATTAGAAATATTATAGAACCGGTATTCACTGAAAAGGATGTTTACAATTTTTATCTTACAAAATTTGATAAGGTATTCTTTACAGATGAAAACTCTGTATGGCAACAAAGCACATCAGACGTTAATATAACTACCGGTTATTTTAAAAATATTGTTGACAATACTTTATTAAAAGTAGGATCGTATTCTACCAGCCCTTTAAAATATCTCTCATTTGGGGCATTAATTAAATTTGTCCCCCCAACAGGATATGCGTTTAAGAAAGGAGCATTGGTTGTTGCTAGCCCAACAGACGCCGGTCAAACAGATCGAATCTGGACCAAAGTTATTAAGGTAGTTGGTGACGGTACTAACGCAGGAAGAGGTGCGTTAACTAGCGGATTAGGTCCTGTAACATTTAATGATACGGTACCAAGCGGTGCTATAGCTAAACGAATTATTCCTAAATTTGTAACAGATTTGCCACCAGCACTTGAAACTGAAATTGTTAATCAAATACTACAGAATTTAAATTTTGGATTGCGCTATGATGTAGTTACAGCATCTTGGAATATTATCACAGCATCTAACCTTAATCTAACAGACTCGTTCAGTCTTGGTAAAGAAGGCGATACTAGTAATGTTAATCTTGACTCATCATGGACAGTTGCGTTCATTAAAGAAGTTGATCAATATGTTGTAAGAATACGAAAATTAAGTTATAGATTTGGTAGTGTAGAACAAAACAGATTTTATTTCGATAGTGCTGAAAAGCAATATAACGATCAATTAGGCAAAGTGGTCAAAGACCATGTCAAGGTATTAGGCATTAACACAGCCGCCGACGGTGTAAATCTTTTAAGAAATGAATTTTCATTTGAAATTTACGATACAATTAAATTTGAAGATGGGTACGAAAGTTCTGTTGAGATTGAAGTTGCATTCTCTGATACAGACGACGACGGTGTGGTTGATAATCCAGAATCTTTTGAACAGATCGTGGGTGAGGATACAGATTTAAATTATCTATTCTTCCAAAGTATTACAGATACAACAGGAGAAACAATCACTAGATTAATTGATAGTGATACAGTTAAAATATATCAGTTAGAATCTCAAGTAAACATTAACGATGAAGAAAACGGACAATTAATATATTTCTATGATGTTAATGAAGATAGAGTTAAGAGGGTAAACAAAACTACAAATACTTTAGATCTAGAAACAGAGTATAAAGGTGTTATAGGTAGAGATGCATTAAAATTCCAATACACTCACAACGCTAATGTAGATCGAAGAATAGATCCAAGTGTAAGTAATATCATTGATATATACCTATTAACAAGAAGTTACGATGAAGCTTACAGAGTATACTTGGCCGGAGGTACTTTGGTTGAACCAACTGCGCCATCCAGTGATAACCTGAGAATCACATTTGGCACTACACTTGACGCTATTAAAGCAATCAGCGATGAAATCATATATCATCCGGTGAAATATAAAGTATTGTTTGGATCAGTAGCTGAAGAGAAGTTAAGAGCACAATTTAAAGTAGTTAAAAATCCAACACAATCTATTAATGATAACGATTTGAAAGTTAGAATTGTTTCAGCCATTAATGAATTTTTTGATATTAATAATTGGGACTTTGGTGATAGATTCTATATCAGTGAATTGATCACATATATTTTAAATCAGACAGCACCGGATATTAGTAATCTTATTATTGTTCCTAGGCAATCAAGTCAGGAGTTTGGTAGTTTATTTGAAATACAAAGTACTCCTGATCAATTATTAATCAGTGGTGCAACGGTAGACGACATAGAAATAGTATCCGCGATAACTGCATCAGAAGTTAGAGCTTCCGCAACCAGCATAGTAACGACAACATAATATGGCAAATGATAAATTCCCTAAGAGTGGGTTACCAATAAGAAAAACGGTTGACCTATTACCGGCAACTTTTAGATCAGAGTCTAACGACAAGTTTATGTCGGCAGTTGTTGATCCATTAGTTCAACCTGGTGTTCTTGAAAAGATAGTTGGATATGTAGGTCGTAGATTTGGTAAAACTTATGGCGGTACTGATGTTTATCTAGACTCTGACGAAACACTAAGAAGTAGATATCAGCTCGAACCTGGTGTAGTTATTAAAGATAACAACGGCAACGTAGAAAAATTTTACGATTATATCGATTTCAAAAATCAATTAAAGTTTTTTGGTAACAATGTAGAACGTGATGATCTAACCACAGCACAAGAACACTTTGCATGGAATCCACCAAAACACTGCGACAAATATGTAAACTTTCTAGAATGCTATTGGATACCAGAAGGTCCTCCTCCTGTTGACGTATTTGGGCAATCTGATAAAATAGTCACCCAATACCAAGTAACATTAGGAGCTACTGGCAATTCTTATATTTTCTCTCCTAATTATACTAATGCTAGTTATATTAATAATCCCACATTAACTTTCTATAGAGGAGCAACCTACAAATTTAGAGTTATCTGTCCTCAAGAAGGATTTGTAATTAGATCAAATTATGATACAGGATCCCTATTGTTAAACCCAAATAGAGCGTATCAGCCAGGAGAATTGGCGGTATATGACAATAAACTTTGGAAAGCCAAAGTATTTGTTGCTCCCGGTGATGGAAGTAGTATCGATGCAGATAGCCAAGATTGGGAATTTGTAGAGATTGCTACATCTACTTCAGTTTTAGACTATAATGATGGAGTAACCAACAACGGTGTAGAAAATGGATTTATGGATTTTACAGTTCCATATAATGCTCCCGATGTACTCTATTATCAAAGTAAAGTTACTCCTGATAGATTTGGTCGTATTATTATCGCAGATATTGAAGCCAACACATTTGTAGATGTTGAAAAAGAAATTATTGGCAAGGCAACGTATACTAGTGGTAATGGTGTTAAATTTACCACGGGTCTTATTGTTGAATTCAAAGGTAATGTAACTCCTGCAAAATATGCTAAAGGTCGATATGTAATTGAAAACGTTGGTGCTAAAATCAATGTGGTCAATTGGGACGATCTGGTAATTCCAAGATTATCCAAAGTCGTACCCGAAGTAACATTTGATGATGGTGGATTTGATACCGGACCATTTGATGATGCTACGGCCTATCCATCAGAAAAAGATTATCTTGTAATCAGTCGTGATAGTATTGATCTCAATCCTTGGACCAGATATAATCGTTGGTTTCATCGAGCTGTATTAGATTATGCCTACGGTTTGCGAGGACAAGAATTTACAGCACCAGAAGAGGCAAGAGCGAAACGACCAATTTATGAATTTCTACCAGGTATACAACTATTCAATCATGGAAGAATTGCCAAAGAAACTGTTGACTACATCGACACCTATACTGACGATATACTTTCCAAAATTGAAGGTAGTGCAGGCTATAGTGTCGACGGTGAAGAATTGTTTGAAGGTGCAAGGCTTTTAGTAGTTGCAGACACAGACGATCTAACCAATAACAAAATATATGAAATACAATTTATAGTACACAACGGCAAGAACCAAATCCATTTAGCTGAAACAGAAGACACTGTTTCTAAAGAAGGTGAATGTGTATTAATACGTCGTGGAACAAATAATCAAGGACTAATGTTCCACTTCAATGGAACCGCCTGGGTTAAGAGTCAAGAAAAAACTAAAGTAAATCAACCTCCGTTATTTGATGTATATGATGAAGATGAAGTAAGTTTTTCAGATACTACTAAGTATCCAGATTCTACATTTGCTGGATCTGAGATTGTTGGCTATAAGGTTAACCCCAATGGCATACCGGATCCTGAATTAGGAATTAAATTAACATTTCTTAATATTGATAATATTGGTGACGTTGTACAACATTTTAATTGGGACACTGATACATTCACATATAGAGACGGTAATAATGTAATCACTAAACGTATTGCCACAGGATACTATTATCTAGATCCTACTGGCGGATATGGCGGATGGGGCAATGGGTGGACACCGTTATCATCAAAATACACGATGCCAATATTAGACAGTGTTAAAATTACATCGACGACAAATACATTTACTATTGATACTGTTGATTGGACTCTTCTTCCGAACGATGATGAGTTTGCAATTAGATTCTATGTAAACGGAGGTATTTACAAAGGACCCTATGTCAGGACTCGCGGAACATTTACCTTTACTGAAAGAACATTTAAAGAAAATGACATCATAACCATAAAGGTAGTTGCCAACGTAGAACCAAAATCTGGTTACTATCAGATACCGTTAGGATTAGAAAAGAATCCATTAAATGCACCGGTGGCACAATGGACACTAGGTCAAGCAGCTGACCATTTAAATTCCGGATTAGATTTTAACACATTGTGGTCAGGGGTTGTTCCCGGTCTTAACGACCTCCGTGATATTCCTTTCGACGAATTTGGCCAACCGTGGAATACATATAGTACTCGTTATCTACATCATTCTGGAATTACACCATTAGCGATTGCATTGCTATGTGATAAAACAACTAATATTGTTAAAGCATTACAATATTCTAAAAAATCATACACAGATTTTAAAAATAACTTTGTAGCAAAAGCTATAGAATTACCGTATAACGAAAATATTCCAAACTTTGTTGATGATATTATTTCTAATTTAAGTAGAACGAAGAATATTAATAGTCCTTTCGCCGACAGCGATATGGTTGGTAGTGGAGCATATACATCTATTAATTATACTGTTGAAGATACTGGAATTAAAATATTTGCATTATCAACAAGATTTGTATTAACTGAATTAAGTCGACGTGCAGTATATGTCTATATAAATGGAACACAATTATTACACGGAAAAGATTACGAATTTAATGGAACATTTGGCTTTGTAACTATTCTCAAATCATTAAATGAAAACGATCTAGTAGATATTAGAGAATATGTTTCAACAGCATCGTGTAATATTCCATCAACCCCATCAACTTTGGGATTGTATAAAAAGTATACTCCGATGAAATTCGTTGATGATACATATCGCGAACCTAAGGAAGTCATCCAAGGACACGATGGTAGCATCACTATTGCCTATGGTGACTTCCGTGATGATCTGTTGTTGGAATTAGAATATAGAATTTACAATAATATCAAGACAGAATATAATGCTAAGGTATTTGATATCGACGCAACTATTGGCGGATATTACGGTAATGCTCTATTCAACAGAGAAGAATTAAATGATGTAATTAATCCAGAATTTTTAAAATGGGTTCAAAATACAAATATTAATTATACCTTAAATGAATATTTTATAGAGTATGAACCTTTCACATACACCTATACTAATATGTCAGACCCAACCGGCACACAAAACTTGCCAGGATGGTGGAGAGGTGTATACAAATGGTTCTATGACACAGATCGCCCACATCGTTGCCCATGGGAAATGTTAGGCTTCTCAGAACAACCAACATGGTGGGAAGCACAATACGGTGCTGCACCTTATACCAGCAACAATCTAATCTTATGGGAAGATTTGCGTGATGGAGTTATCCGTCAAGGAACAAGAGCAGGTCGGTATGACAGATATAAACGTTCATCATTGATGAGTCATTTACCGGTCGACGGTGACGGTAAATTATTAAGTCCGTTAGATTCTGGACTAGCTAGAGATTTTGTTTTATTGAATAATCGAGGATCATTTACATTGGGTGATGTATCACCGGTTGAATATGCTTGGCGATCAAGTTCTGAATGGCCTTTTGCTATAGCTATCGCAATGTGTCTGTTAAAACCATTTGATTTTATCGCTAATAGTTTTGACAGATCTACAACTAGAAAAAATAAATTAAATCAAACTATCAATAAAACCACAGGAACATTTGTTACTCTTGAAGATCTTATTATTCCTGAAACAGCAGGAACGCAAGCAGCAGGTTTAGTAAATTATCTAGTCAGCTATGTTAAATCTAAAAATTTATCATTAGATATTCTGTCTAATAATATTAAAAATCTATCAGTTCAGATGTCTACAAGATTAAGTGGATTTGTAGATAAAGAACAACAAAAATATCTATTAGATACTAAGAGTCCTCAATCAGCAACTAGTGGAATTTTTATTCCTCCTGAGAATTACGATATTGTATTCAATGTCAGCTCTCCTGTTAAGATTTTAACCTATAGTGGGGTATTGCTAGAAAAAACAGAAGGCGGATGGATACTCAACGGATATGATGATGTATTACCATATTTTGGATATTATGAACCATTAGTTAGTCAAGGGGATCCTTTAATATCAGTCGGCGGCGTAAGTGAAAATTTTGTTAATTGGGAATCCGATTATAGATATTCAAATGGCCAGATAGTTCTATATAAAAATGATTTTTACAGAGCAAATATAACACACGAAAGCTCAACACAGTTTGTTTTAGCCAACTGGAAGAAACTACCTAAGCTACCAGTAACAGGTGCTGTAGAAGCATTGAAAAGAAGAGAATTTAACAAGATACGAATTAAAAAATTAAGTTACGGTTCTAAACTAACAACGATACAACAGGTAGTTGATTTTCTTTTAGGATATGAAGAATACCTTAAAGACCAAGGATTTATTTTTGATAATTATGATACAGAAAACCAAGTAAGCCAAGACTGGACTACAAGTTGTAAAGAATTTATGTATTGGACCAAGCATAATTGGGCTATAGGATCGATTATAGCTCTAAGTCCAGCAGCAGAAAAAATTAATGCATCTGTTACAGTTGGTGTGGCAGAAAATATTATTGATGGCTTTTACGATTATCAAGTCCTCAAAGATGATGGCAAACCATTGTCAATTGCAAATATTAATGTTAATAGAACCTTTCAAAATATTACTATTCAAACTACAAACACCGAAGAAGGTATCTATTTCATAAAACTTTATTATGTTTTAAAAGAACATATTACAGTATTTGATGATATTACAGTGTTCAATGATGTTATCTATGACAAACCAACAGGATACAGACAAGACCGTATCAAATCAGTAGGATTCCGCACTACAGATTGGGACGGTGACTACACTAGCCCTGGCTTCTTATTTGACAATGTAAACATACAAGTATGGCAACCGTTTACTGACTATCGCTTAGGTGATATTGTATCTTATAGAAGTTACAATTGGACCAGTTTACAAAATCAATTAGGCACACAAGAATTTGATGATACCAAATGGACCAAATTAGATTCAACGCCATCAAAACGATTAGTTCCTAACTTTGATTACAGGATTAATCTAGTCGAAGATTATTATGATATTACTTCAGATGGAATTGGAGTAACAACAACAGCATTGTCTCGACATGCAACAGGATATCAAGCAAGACCGTATCTAGAAAATCTTTCTGAAGATGCAGTAACTCAATATCAATTATATCAAGGATTTGTTCGCGAGAAAGGTACCAACAATGCTATTACTAAAGTTTTTAACAAACTCAGTCGTGCAGGTGATGCAGCCATTGTTTTAAAAGAAGAATGGGCATTCCAAGTTGGTAGGCTTGGTGGGGTTGATCAACTGAGAGAGATTGAATTTACAGTTGAAAAAGATCAATTCCAATTGAATCCCCAACCAGTATTAATTTCTACAACTATCTCAAATGTTGTCAGCGATCAATATTATAGAATCAATGAAGCAGGGTTTACAATCAAACCTATTCCGTATGATGTTGATATAAATCCAACATCAGTTGATGCAGAACCAAGTAAAACAGCAGGATATGTTAAACTTGATCAGGTTGAATTTATTGTAAAAACTAGAGACGATATTTTAAATCTAGATATTTCCAAATTTTACGAAAATGATCACGTATGGATAACATTTGATTCATTTACATGGAATGTTTTGAGATTAAATGAATCACCTGTATTAAGTATTGTAAGTCTTGCAAGATCTGGAACAGAGGTGGTCATAACACTTAACAGAAGACACGATCTTGTTGTAGACGATATTATTGGTATTAAGAATGTATTAAATTTAACAGGATTCTTTAAGATAACAGCGGCTGGATTAGAAACAGTAACAGTTGAAATTGAATCAACAACGCAAGATCCTCAATTAGACGACAGCACCGTTACAAATATTCATTTGTTTACGGCGACAAGATTCGCATCATATGATGCACTCGATCCTCAGGAATCAGCATTATTACCGAACGGATCTAGAATGTATATTGACAATAACGGATCAGATCTTTGGGAAGTAATTAAAAAGAAAAAACAATATTCCGGAAAAAATATTGTAGAATACGGAACATCGGCACCGTTATATACAGGAACAAAAGTAGTTTACAATGACAAACTCAAACAGGCATTAGTAGGAATCCCAGGATCCGGGTATGTAATGGCATATCTAGAAGTAACCGCAGGATTATCATTAAGACAAATTATTGCACCCGAGCCTGGTCTTGAATCGACTGTTATTGGTTCGTTTGGATCTGCAATCGCAATAAGTCCGGACAGCAGATTTTTAATAGTTGGTGCTCCTGGAGCAAGCGGAGTTAAGAGTGATTATCAAGGTGACTACAGCCCAATTCGCAGTTATCTTGTTGGTGATATTGTTTTATATGCTGGCAAATTATGGAAAGCAGTAAAAGATACAGTCGGTGACGGTAGTACTGTAAATGTCTATACAGAAGACTGGGAACCAGCTGTTTCAATACCTGCTTATTCTTCCGGACGCAGTGTTGGTGAAACAAGCCAAGGTATGATTTCTATATACGAATGGTCGAACCAACAATGGGAAATTAAAAATTCATTTGTTAGCCCGAGACCACATAACAATGAACAGTTTGGTTCTGATATAACAATAGGTGTTAATGGTACAACATACTATATGGCAGTATCCGCAAAAGGATCATTAGAAAATCGCGGTAGGGTGTATCTATATGTTTATGATGGTACAGAATGGAAACATTTAGAAAATCAAAATTATAGAGGTGTGTATGCGCCGGTTGGAACATATAACCCTGTAACAGGAACATACAGTCCATCTGGAACAACATACTATCCACAAGGATCTGTAGTATGGTGGGATTCAGCATTATGGGAAGCACAAGCAGATAATTTTGCCGATGGTAGTACATTAAGCATCGATTCTGTTGATTGGAAGAAACTAGATCCTATTTCTACACAATGCTCACTACCACAAAATATTTCATTAAATGATGACGGATCAACATTGGCCATGGGACTATTAAGCCCTACCCAATTAGCAGAATTAATAAAACAAGGTGACGAGTTTGGACATAGTTTGACCATGAGTCGAGATGGTAGTATTCTTGTTGTTGGTTCTCCTAATAGTGATTCTCAATATTTTGCAAAATATAGAGGTATCTGGAGACCAGATATTGAATATGTTGAAGGTGATGTTGTTAGATATGTTGATCCTTCATATGTTACTCCTGGATTTGATTCTCAAGAAGATAGGATGTATTCTTACTATCGATTAGATCAAAGATTTGGTGAACCTACTGATTCAACAACTAGAAGTTACAACGAGCTTCCAGATGCAGGAATACCTTGGATTAATATCGGTGATAGTTCATCATTACCATCAGGTAAGATTTATATCTATCAACGCTCAACATACGGAATATACGAGCTTAAACAAACTATTAATGCTGACTCGTTACCAGAAGTTAATGATCTAGATTCTGGAAATACTGTGATCAATTCTGGAGATCAATTTGGCTGGTCGTTAGATATTGACTATTCTGGGGCAACTTTAGTTGTTTCAAGTCCTCGATCAGATATTAATTTACAAAATCAAGGAAGTGCTTATATATTCCGCACTGACGGATTTGCTGACCCACAATACAGACTAAAACAAAAATTAGAAAGTTTTGAAAGATTCCCCAATGAATATTTTGGTCAAAGTGTAAGTATCAGTGCAAATGCAGAAAAAATTGTTATTGGTGCTAAAAATAGTCCGTTTGTCTATCTAACAAGATTTGACACAGTGTTAGGCACAACATTTGATCAAGGTAAAACTCGATTCTCAGAGATAAAAGGATATGCTGGCGGTGTATATGTATTTGAGAATAAAAACGACACATATTTCTTAACAGAAAAATTAGAAACAGAATTATCACCTTACGAGAGTTTTGGTTATAGTGTTGATGCTACGACATCTGTAATATTAGTAGGATCGCCCGATTATCAAGAACCAGTTCTAGTAGATGCTGCCTTTTCCTTTACTGGTCCTAAAGTTGGTATGGCAAGACTATTTAAGAAAGATACAGCTCTTGAATCTTGGGAAGTTCTAGCTAAGAGATTACCGGTAGTTGATATTTCAAAAATTAAAAGTATTGCAATGTATGATGATGTTAACAATGTTAAAATACAAGATTTAGATTATGTTGATCATGCTAAATTAAAAGTTTTAAATTCAGCAGAACAAGAACTTAAATTTAAAACACCATACGACCCTGCGGTATATTCCATAGGTACAGACGAATCAATTGTAGATTCAACACAGGCATGGAAAGAGCCGCATGTTGGCGAATTATGGTGGGATATTTCTAAGGCTAAATGGTTGTATTATGAGCAAGGCGATGTAAGCTACAGAACAGGAAACTGGAATACTTTGTCAGAAGGTGCCAGCATCGATGTTTATGAGTGGGTAGAATCTGTACTATTACCTAGCGAATGGTCAGCAGTGGCAGATACTAATGAAGGAGTGGCTGAAGGTATTTCTGGCCAACCGTTATATCCTAACAATGATGTTTATGCCATTAAAGAATTATATAATGAAAGCACGGGACAATTATCAGGCACATTATATTATTATTGGGTTAAGAACAAAACTACAGTTCCTGAAAATAAAATAGGTCGCAGAATTTCTGCAGCCAATGTAGCATCTTATATCAATAATCCAGGCGGCACAGGAATAGCATTTATATCAATAATTGATGCAGATAAATTCTTATTCCATAATGTGCATTCGATATTATCAGTGGATGCTGCATCGATTAACATACAATATACCAAGAATGACATCAAACTAAATCCTATTCATAATGAATATCTATTGTTAACTGAAGGGGTAGCGGATAGCCTTCCTAATGAAAAATTAGAAGCAAAATGGATAGACAGCCTTGTAGGACAAGATTTAGCAGGTAACAGAGTGCCTGATCCTAAATTACCAGCTAAACAGAAATATGGTCTAGAGATAAGACCAAGACAAAGTATGTTTATTGATAGATTATCTATTCTTGAAACAGTAGTAACAAACATCAATACGGTTCTGTCTAAAGAAGCATTTTCTGATACGATAGATTTTAATAATCTAAATTTAGTAGATGAAATACCAAACGAACTTTTAAACTTATACGATGTTACTGTTGACACATACGAAGACCTGGTGGTGATAGGAACCACACGTATTAAACAGGCAGTTCTTTCTGTTAATATTATTGATGGAGAAATTGATACCATTGATGTGATATCAGCAGGGTTTGGGTATAAAGTTCCACCACCGGTAGAATTCGAAGGTGACGGTATTGGTGCAACGGCTACGTCTGAACTAGACAACCAAGGACGTATAACATCAGTCACAGTTAATACACGTGGAAAAAAATACACCACGGCAATTGCTAAGATTAGAAATTTCTCAGTGTTGATTAAATCTGATTCTACAGCAAGAGATTTTTGGAGCATTTATGCGTGGGATGATATACGTCAGGTATTTTTCCGCAGTCAATCACAAGCCTATGACACAAGAAGATATTGGAGTTTGATAGATTGGTGGAAAGAAGGATATAGTCCTATATCGAGAATAACTAAAGAAATTGGCATAGTTTCTGAAGAACAAGAACCAACATTAGGAATTGAGGTTGGGGATCTTATCAGAGTTAAAGAATATGCTGGAGGTGGTTGGGCAGTATTTGAAAAACTTGATGCTCCGAGTACTAGCGGATTTGCAGAAAACTGGTTACAGGTCGGTAGACAAAATGGCACGGTAGAGATCAGTGAAGACCTATATAAAATTAATAACGTTGGTATTGGGTTTGATAATACTCTGTCATTTGATACTGCATTATACGATATTGAAAATTCTTTAGAATTAAGAAATATTCTTAAGGCAGTTAAAGAAGATCTCTTTATTGGTGATTACAGAGTTGAATGGAATAAACTATTCTTTAGTTGTGTGCGTTATTCTTTCGCAGAACAACAATATATTAATTGGGCATTTAAAACAAGTTTCTTAAATGCTACTCATAACGTTGGTGCTTTAGAACAAAAATTAAGTTACAAGAATGATAATCTTGAAAGTTTTAAAGACTATATCAATGAAGTTAAACCTTATAGAACTACGGTTCGCGAATATGTAAGTAGGTATGATACTTTAGAAAACACCCCAACGGTGATGTCGGATTTTGATTCTCCTGCATATTTTTCTGTAAGCGAAGGAAAGATAGTTCCGGTAACAACATCAAACGAACAGATAAAATCATATCCATGGAAATGGTGGTTAGATTATCAAGGATATTCTATAGTATCCATTGAAGTAACTAATCAAGGAGCTGGATATACATCTGCACCTACCGTGTATATTGAAGGAAATGGATTTGGAGCAACCGCCAGAGCATATATTTCAAATGGAAAAGTTTCTGGTGTAGAAATGTTAACTACAGGATCTGGATATACTATACTTCCTACAATATCTCTAGTTGGCGGCAATGCTTCTAATTCAGACAGAGCTAAAGCAGTCGCAGTATTGGGCGAATCAAAAATAAGAACATTTAATCTATCAATGAAATTTGATAGAGTGGCTAAAACAGGGTTTTATACAGAGTTTACACAGACAGAAACGATTACAGCTCCTGGGTCACAAGCAGTCTTTAATTTAACTTATCCTCCATCAAGAGATAAGACTAAGATATCAATTCTTAAAAATGGTCTATTATTACTAGGTAATGAATATACTGTTAGTTTATACACATCATCGTCAGATGCTTACAGTGTGTTAAGAGGAAAAATTATTTTTACCACACCACCAATCAAGGGCGATGTAATTAACATTAATTATGAGAAGAATGACGAATTATTAGATAGTGTTAATAGAATTGAAAAATACTATGCACCAACAAGCGGCATGAAAGGCAAGGACCTTGGCCAACTAATGACTGGTATCGATTTTGGTGGAGTACAGATACAAGGTACTACATTTGATGTCACTGGCGGTTGGGATGCTCTTCCATGGTTTACAGATAATTGGGATAGTGTTGAAAGTTCTGCAGACTATTATCATGTATGTGATGGCAGTACTACGGATGTAACATTGCCATTTACGCCGGCCAATGGTCAACAAATCACAATATATCTTAAGAGAGCAGGTACTGCTATATTTTCAAGTATTGACAACTTGCAATATTCTGCGGCAACTCCCGAACCAACAACAGTAAGAATTGACGATCCGTTCTATGATGCTATAGACGATTCGTCAACTTCAGTAAACCCAACTGCACAGATGCCAACTTTTATCGGTGACGGAGTTAATAGAGATGTTGCAATTGGAGAATATATACAAACCAATCCTGGTGATATCTTAATATTCCGCCCCATTGAAAGCGATGGATCTGTAACGATTACAGATAATAATCTTCTTGATACTAAAATAAGTGGCGGTTCGCTAGCATCAATGAGCGGTGCTTATGCTACAGCCAACGGAACCACAGCAGAAGAAATTGCAATCGATGGCGACAAATTTATTAGCCCAGACCAAGTACCTGCTCCCGAAGAAAATATTCCAGGTCAGGTTCTCGATAGTCTAAGTATTCGAGTGTTCAATAATACACGTAGTGGTGCAGCACCGTTACAATCTAGATTATTATTTGGTGATGGCACAACTAGATTCTTCGATATCGGATTAGATGTATTAGAAAATAATTCTGTAATAGTTTATGTTGATAAGATAAAACAAATGCCAGCGACTGATGATTCGGTAATGAATTACGGTATTGATCTTGTAACCAAGCAAATAGAATTTGTAGAACCACCAGCAGATGGCGCAATGATTGAAATCCTTGCTATAGGCATTGGAGGTATTTCCTTATTAGATTACCAAGAATTTGTTGCAGACGGCACTACAAAATTATTCTTAACCTCTGCAAACTATTATGATACTACATCAATATTTGTAACAGTTAATGGTGAAATAGTAGATATAGATTTTATCAACAGTACTGGAATAGTTGATGCCACAGACAAGGTTTTAGTAAGATTTCCTTCAGATTTGGCCTTTAGAGATATAGTTAAGATTATCTGCCTTGGTTCAAGTTTGGATGTAGATTCTACAGGATTATCGATAGTTCGAGTTAATAATCAAACATTTGAATTTGAAGGTAGTACTAGAACATTTACCTTAGACAATTTTGTAAGTTTATCAAGAGGTGCAGATGCTGCATCTATGATAGTTGATGTTAATGGTCATATATTACGAGGAGTTGATACAACCTATGTAATCTATGATGGTGTAACTAATCAATTTGAATTAGGGATTGACCCTGCAGAGTCTGCAGGTGCTATTTTAAATACCAACGTTCGAGTATTTGTTAACGATATACAAAAAACTATTATTCAGGATTATAGTTATGATGGTACTACAAAAATATTAACAATTAAATCGTCAGTATTGACAACAGGTGATAAAGTCAAGATTGAAAATGATTTAAGAGCAGAATATCGTATCATCGGTAATGATCTAGTTATTGATTCATCAGTAACACTATCTTCAACAAATGAAACTGATAATGAATTAATTAATGTCACATGGTTTAGCGAATACCCATCGATGAATATTGTAACAGATGAATATGCAGGCGGAAAAATTAATTACAATTTCAGTCAACTGCCCTTAGATGCTAATTATGTATGGATATATAAAAATGGGGTACGTTTAGTTAAAGATATTGATTATACAGTTTCTTTACCAAGAGGAGTTTTCTATCTAACTGAACTCACAACAGATGCAGATGTGATTAAAGCTGTGGTATTTGGTACAGGTATTTGGAAAGAACCTAGTGCCTATGAAATCCATAAAGATATGTTAAATGTATATCAATTTAAGAGATATGCGTTAGGAGAAGTTAGTTTATCTAAAAATCTTGCTTATTATGACACCACAATGACGGTAAGTGATGCAACCTTATTAGCAGATCCAATAACAAGTAGAAATGTTCCGGGCATTGTTGAAATCAATGGAGAAAGAATTGAATACCTAGCTAAAAATGACAATGTGCTTTCTCAACTTAGAAGAGGTACGTATGGTACATCTATTGCAGAATTACATCAATCAGGAAGCTATGTTGTTGATGTGAGCGTTACACAATCTATACCTTATGCTGAAAATCAAGAACGTGTTGATTTTGTCAGTGACGGAAGTACACTATTAATAGGCCCAATAGGATTTGTTCCTGCTAAATCAACTAGAAAATCAGTTTGGTATAGAAGTTCAATCCCTACAACGAATGGTCCTTGTGATCAGATCGAAGTATTTTCCGGTGGTACTCGATTACGTAAAGATCCCATAACAGTATATGATGAACAATTAGGGGTTGCTAGTCCAGGCGCCGATAAACAGTTAGAAGCAGAATTTTCAGTAGACGGTACTACGGCTTATATACGATTAACTTCGGTAATACCTGCCGGAACACGCATTTCTATTATTAAACGAACAGGAAAATCTTGGTATGATCGTGGTGACACAACCACTACATCCGGCGTAACACTGTTTGATAATACATCAGCTATTGCTAAATTCATAGCTGCCAGGACAACTAAATTACCCGAATAAATACACTATGGAACCAAAAGAGACTAATATGCCAGAAAATAAAAATCAACAAGTAGAAGCTCGTCCTAACGAAACTGGAGGATTCCATTTCGAAGGACATATCAAGATTTTTGACCCGGAAACTAATGAAGTTTTTGTAAACAAGCGTAACGCTATCCATTACGAAAACATGTCAGTAGCTATGGTAAATTCTATGTCAAATCAAGGACAGGGAACCATTTATGAAATGGTATTTGGCAATAGCGGCTCCGTCGTAGATCCTACAGGATTAATTACATACCTAACACCAAATACAGTTGGTTCTAATTCTAATTTATACAATCAAACATATAAGAAAGTAGTGGACCAAAACAGCACAAATAATACAGATCCTATTAGAAATAAGATGGAGATCCGACATGTTAGTGGAGCCACATACAGCGATATTTTAATCAGCTGTTTGATTGACTACGGTGAGCCACTAGAACAACAGGCATTTGATAATAGTGTTGATTTAAGTGGAACTTTTGTATTTGATGAGCTTGGATTACGTGGATATAACCCAACCGGTGACGGTAAATTACTAACCCATGTTATATTCCATCCGGTACAAAAATCTTTAAACAGACTTTTACAGATTGATTATACGATCCGTGTACAAAGTTTAACTGGTTTCACAGAGGTATAATAAATGCCATATAATGTAGAGTTTACAGATAAGAATAATAAATCGCCAATAACGGTGTTTGATAATACTTCTAGCACCGATACCTCATTGATATTTCCTGGACGTAATGTAACAGGTTACGGTCAGATCATCGCAGAGAATTTTTTACACTTATTAGAAAATTTTGCCAGTTCAACAGAACCAATTAATCCTGTAGAAGGCCAATTATGGTATGATAGTACTAATGGCGTATTGCAGATTTGGGATAATGTAAGTTGGAAAGCAGCATCAGGAATTCAAAAAGGTCCCACAGAACCAAGCGTTACCACAGCGAAGGTTGGCGAATTGTGGATTGATACAACTAATCAACAGTTGCGTATATACACAGGCACACGTTGGATTCTGGTAGGTCCTAGTGAGAGCTCTATAGATGGTTTACGATACGGTCCATCGGTTGAGAAAATTGTTGACAGTGATAACGTTGATAGATATGTATTAATATTTTATCTCAAAGACGTTCCGGTAATTGTATTCAGCAAAGACAGTTTTGTTCCTAAGATTAGTATTTCTGGTTTTACATTAATTAAAGCTGGATTAAATATAACCGTACCAATTACATCAGCAGAAATTGCACAGTTTGAAGGTGGATATCTTCCAAAACTGGTTGGTACTGCTCAATCGTCGGATGCTCTTAATATTTCTGGTGTAGCGGTAGATGCTGGAAAATTCTTAAGAACTGACACAGTTAATACTACAGAATTTCCTATTAACATACGTAATAATAGCGGTATTACTCTTGGTAGTGACGGCACATTTATTATATCTTCATCAACGACTGCTGCAAAAATTTACAATTCAGCCAGCGGAAGTAGTATCGATCTTCAGGTAAACAGAAACGGAGTTCCAAGTACTACCTTGCGTGTAATCAACGACAAAGTTGGTATTAATACAGCCGCCCCGGACTACGAATTACAGGTCACAGGATCGATAGCAGCATCAGATTCTTTATTTGTATTAGGCACAGCAGAAAGTACAAATCTCAGCAACGGCAGTGTTAGAATTAACGGTGGTGCATCTATCAAGAAAAATCTTTTGATAGGTACTGGGATAGATGTTACAGGGGTCACACAAACTAACGAAATCCAACCTAAAACTACAGATACGTACGATAATGGTACATCAACAAAAAGATGGAAAACTGTACGTGCTAAAACAATCATTGCAGATGAAATCCAAGGTGTTCTTACTGGTAACATTGCCGGTAATTCTAATACAGCAACTAGTTTAAAAAATGTAACTACATTCCAATTGGCAGGTGATGTTATTAGTCCTGCGGTATCATTCGACGGGCAGGTTGGAAGTTATACTAAGATTTTTAATACTACTTTAACTGCAAATATTATTTCAGATAAAGACGAACCGTTTCCAAAAGTTTCAAGGAATACTGATTTTGTTTTAACCTATAGACCCAGCGAAGCAGCAACTGCCAGTTTGGGATTATTAAAACAAACTAGAGACACGTTTGTAGGAGATCTAGGTGTTCCTATTGGTGCTATTTTACCTTTCGCTGGATCAACAGTTCCGGCCGGTTACCTATTATGTGACGGTTCAGAAGTTGAGCGTGTTAAATTTCCAACCTTATGGGACGTGGTAGGATTTACATATAGTAAAACACGATTCCTAGCCATAGATATGGTTGTAGGCCAAACTTATACTATTGAAAGTCTAGGAACTGTAGATTTTGCATTATACGGACTTGACCCGGTAACCAGCGCCCCTGTGATCAACTCTGTAGGTGAAACTTTTGTTTGTATTTTAGTACCAACATCCGGTACAGGATCAGTATTCACTACAAACTTTAACGGAATTGGAACTTTCCGTTTACCAGATTTAAGAGGTCGATTCCCTCTTGGTAAAGATAACATGGACAATGCTGGAACAGTGCCTAATTCCTCAGGAGGATATGTTGATGCAGGCGGCGGAAACGTTGATCGTGTTCCCGATACCAAAGCTGATATTTTAGGTGAAGGTGCAGGATCTAGTGATGTTTCATTAGCATTAGCTAATATTCCAGATCATCAACACTCATTGGGAGTGGGTTCTACACAATATAACACAGTAAAAGTAGGTACTGGACAATACTCACAATTGGGTACTACTCCATCTGCGGTACAGATCAGTGGTACAAGCGGAACAAATATATCAAATACTACAGGAAGCATAGACACTACATCTTCTTTAGGAACAGCTATCGGTATTATGAATCCATATCTAACAATTAATTTTATTATTAGATCAGGTCCACCAGTATTTTAATTAGGTAAAAAACATGTCATATCAAATTAATAAAACAGACGGAACAGTTGTAGCAACAGTGGCAGACGGACAGGTAGATACACTATCTACCGATTTAACACTGATAGGAAAAAACTACAGTGGATTTGGCGAATCATTAAACGAAAACTTTGTCAAGCTATTGGAGAACTTTTCTAACACAACACAACCAACTCATCCTATTAAAGGACAAATTTGGTTTGACTCTAGTGAGTTAAAATTAAAAGTTTATAGTGGCAATCAATTTATTCCAGTAAGCTCAGCAACTATCTCAGGAACACAGCCCACAGCATTGGGTGTTGGGGATCTCTGGTTTAATAGTGTTGACGAACAACTATTCTTCTTTGACGGTGATGCGCCAATTTTATTAGGTCCGTCATATTCAACAAGCCAAGGACTTAGTGGACTAAAGATTGTTAGTTTATTAGATACATTAAACCAAACACGTGTTATTACATTATTATACAACAATGGAATCTTATTAGGTATATTTGCTAAAGATAGCTTTACACCTAAAGCAGCAATTGAAGGATTTACAGGAAATATTATTCCAGGATTTAATGCTGGTAATTTAGCAGGGATAAAATTTAATGTAACCTGCACCAACTCAGAAAAATTAGGTGGGTTAGTTGCATCAACTTATGTATTAAACAATAACGCCGATGGTACAGAATCAATTGCTGGAACATTAGCAATACTTTCTAATACTGGCCTTGAAGTTGGATCAGGCGGTCAAGCTAAGTTTAGAGTAGAAATCGGAGATATCTTATTACAGAATACAGCAACAGGTAAAGACATCAATATTAGTGTACGTAAAGATACTGACCAAGAACGTGCGATTGAGATCAAAGCATCGACTCGACAAATTGGATTATATGAAGACTATGCAGCCAGTCAAGTTAATGTTGGAGGTAATTTAGTTGTTGGTGGGGATCTAACAGTCAGCGGAACTACTACTACCGTTAATTCTACAGTATTAGAAGTTGTTGATAAAAATATAGTACTGGCTAGTGGAAATAATTCAGATGTTAACGCTAGAGAAGGTGGCATTATCTTAGAAGGTGCAACTAAGCATATTTTCATGTATGCCGACACCGATGTACCAGCGGTTCCTGGTAGTGGACTTCCTGATTTATCCGGAGTCAGTGATGAAGGTGCATGGAATAGTTCAGACCATATTAATCTTGCCACAGGTAAAGCATTTTATATTGACGGAGTTGAAGTCCTCAATGGGTCATCGTTAGGATTTGGAATTACAAATATTCCTGGAGTAACCTCATTCGGTGTGTTAGCAGAAGTTGAAGTTGGACCAAATTCAACTACCCCAAATATCAATATAACCGATAATATTATTTCAACAGCACAGACAAACATGAATTTGGTATTAGCACCAAACGGAACCGGAGTAGTTAATGTATCGAGTAAAAAGATTACAGGCTTACCTAACGGCGAAGGTGACGCATATATTGCGTATTCGGCGGTAACTGATGCAGCCAGTGTGGGGTATGTTAATTATGCGATCGAATCCAATACTATTGTATTCAGTATGGATTTAACAGACGGTAAAAATAACACATACATCCGTACACAGATCCTAAACAATTTAGTACCACCGGCAGAACATAGAGAAGGTACCCGTGCTAGAATATTATGCACAGTATTGAATATTGCAACAACATCAATAAATCTTGGACCAACGTTCACTCCAGGCTCCGGATACACATTAGGTGGACCGTTTGATGTAACAGGCGGGGGCTCAGCTCCGGCAGTAACAGCGATATCTGTAGGATCTGTAACAGTACCATCTCCGGGTGTTACCACATCAAGAGAGATTAGAAGATTTGTAATACTTAGTGGAGTATGGACCGATGACGGTGCAGCCACTCCATTACCATAAAAGAACCGGGAGCGTTTTAGATGTCTTACATAATTAATAAATTTAATGGAACACAATTAATAGTACTTGATGATGGTACTATTGATACTTCCACCAGTCTTGGATTAGTAGGTAGGAATTATGTAGGATACGGTGAAACACAGAATGAAAATTTTGTATTCCTACTAGAAAATTTTGCCAACGATGCTCCACCATCAAGGCCAATCAAAGGTCAATCTTGGTTTAATACATCAAACGATTTATTACATGTTTATGACGGTACTAATTGGGTAGTTGTTGGATCAGCAACTTTATCTGCAACACCTCCAGATACTCCTGCACAAGGAAGATTATGGTTACAATCTACAGACAATGTTCTTTATGTATGGGATGGCACCACTTGGAGATTCATCGGACCAGAAACTGCCACGGGGTTTGGTACAACAAGAGCTCGTTCAACAACATTATTAGACACTGCTAGCACAGCAAGACCGGTAATATTATTCACAATCAACGATGTTGTTATCGCAATTGGATCAGCTACACCTTTTACAATTAATCCGAGTGATTCAGTTTCGGGATTCCTTGAATTAGGATCTGGTATTACATTAAATTCTTTAATGTCGGTTAGAGGCAATTTACAAGGTATTGCAGACCGAGCACAACGATTAGAAATTGCAAGAAAAATTAATGGTGTTAACTTCGACGGAACATCAGACATATCAATTAAAGCATCTACAACAAATTCTTTAGTTAGTGGTGATTATGTATCAGGTAGTAACTTTGATGGGTCAACTTCAGTTACTTGGGATATTGATGCATCGTCGGCTAATCTTTCTGGTAAGGTAGTGGCAAGAAATACAGCTGGAGGTTTTTCAGCCGGAATGATCACAGCAGACCTAACAGGCGATGTTATTGGTAACGTCACTGCGGCTTCGGGAACAAGTTCGTTTGATATTGTAACAGCTAATCAATTTGTTGGACCTGTACTAAGTGGAAATGCTTTCACTGCAACAAGATTTGAAACAGCAAGAACTATTAATGGGATTACTTTTGATGGTTCGGCAAACGTTACAGTTCCAGCTTCAGCAGAAACATTGACAGGAACTTATATCAAAAATACCGTCTTAGATTCTAATCTAAGAACTGTTGGTGTATTAAACAGTGCAGAAATTGCAGATGCTGGAGTAATAATTGGAGGAGGCGGACAATTAAGACTATTGGTTGAAACAGGTCGCCCTACCATAAGATCTACTACCGGATTATTAAATTTTGATATGGGAGCTACAGGACCTGATGTTAGTTTTGTAGATTCAGCAACATCAGTAGCACTAGGCGGTCCATTAGCACCATCAATCATTGGCGATAATACGACAAATTTAGGTATCTCCGGATATAAGTTTGATAATGTGTACGCCAATAGATTTAGAGGGTTAGCAGACACTGCAACAGCATCAGTTACAGCAACAAATATAGCAGGTGGTAGCCCTGGATCTGTTCCTTATCAATCTTCATCAAGTACAACAGCATTATTAGCACCAGGAACACCGGGGCAGGTTATCAGAGCAACAGGGTCTGGAACATTATCGTGGTTAGATACAGCAATAACACCAACAGCAAATACACTTGCTCTAAGAGATGCTAGTGGTAATCTAAGTGCAAATTACTTTGTTGGAATAGCTACAGCAGCACAATATGCTGACTTGGCAGAATATTATACCTCCGATCAAGAATACGAAGCAGGTACTGTGCTAATTTTTGGTGGAGATGCAGAGGTAACGACTACTGCAATGTTTGAAGATCAACGTGTGGCTGGTGTTGTAACAACAAATCCGGCTTATGTCATGAATAGTGAGTTAGAAGGAACTAGGGCTTGTGTGGCATTACAAGGAAGAGTACCTGTAAAAGTTTTAGGAATGGTAAGAAAAGGCGGATTATTAACTACTTCTAATACACCAGGATATGCTATTTCAACAGTTAATCCAACAATTGGTACGATTATAGGTAAAGCATTAGAAAGCAAAGACACAGCAGGCGAAGGAATCATTGAAGTAGCTGTGGGCAGAATGTAACGAATAAGTTATGCGATAAATAACATTATATTTTAGGATCTAGCAGAAATGGCATATCAAGTAGACAAGTTTAACGGAACGATTTTAACTTCAGTAGAAGACGGAACCATTGATACAACCACCGATCTACGTCTTGTAGGTAAAAACTACGCAGGATACGGTGAAGTACAGAATGAAAATTTTGTACATTTAATGGAAAATTTCGCTAATACAAGCGCTCCACCAAAAGTTATTGTTGGTCAAATTTGGTATGATAGTGCTACTAAAAAATTAAAATTTTATGACGGATCTAAATTTAGATTAGCAGGCGGCGCAGAGGTTTCAACTTCAGCACCTACTGGATTGCAAACTGGTGAATTTTGGTGGGATAGCTCTGCTAAACAACTTTATGCTTATACAGGAACAGACTTTGTTCTAGTTGGTCCAGAAGCAAGTCCAGATCTAGGACAATCTGCTGTACAAACACAAGTGGTTAAAGATACCTTAAACAATAATCATACTATTGTTAAGATTGTGTCAGGCGGCAAAGTAATGACTATCGTTAGCCAAGACGAATTTACATTAAACAGTTCTGTAAATCCTATCGCAGATTTTACAATTATTAAACAAGGTGTTACACTAGCTAAAACTAATGCAACAACAGGGATTAGCACTGACAATCATCGCTTCTGGGGTACAGCTAGCGATTCAGATAGATTGGGTGGATTTCCTGCAAGTACATATCTAAGATCAACTAGTGGTGTATTTGAAAGCCAAGTTAGATTTTTAGATAATGGATTTGAATTAGGTGGTACTACAGTTGCAGATGCAGCTGATTTCCGTATCTGGATTGAGAATAGTGATGAACTTATTATTGAAAATAGATTAGGTAATGAGATCACAGTTAGAATTAATGTCACTGATACTACAGATGAAAGAGATGTTGCGATATTTGGTGCGAATGGAGTTGCTCCGGGTGACGATAACGAATACGATTTAGGTACTTCACTATCAAGATGGAAGAATATATATTCTGCTATAGTAACGGCAAATTCACTAGTTGGCAATTTAACAGGTAATAGTACTGGTTCACATATTGGTAACCTAATAGCCACTGATGGTACTACCGTTCTTGTCAATGCTTCTACTAGATTAATTGGTTATTCTGGTGCAACATTACGTGGAACATTAATTGGTGCAGTACAAGGTTCTTGTATCGGTACAGCAGATAATGCAACTACACTAGCATTCTTAACACCGTCAACAACTGGCCCTTGGACAACAGCAAGTATTCCAATTAGAGATGCAGCCGGTGAAATCTATGCTACTAAATTTAAAGGTGCAGCAGATCAAGCAGATCAATTACTAGTAGGTGCTTCGTATAGATCAGCATCAGAATCAGATACTGGAAATACAATAGCAGCTAGAAATGCTTTAGGTGATATCTATGCTAGATTGTTCCAAGGTACAGCTACTTCGGCACAATATGCTGACTTAGCAGAAAAATATCTAGCTGATCAAGAATACGAAGTTGGTACTGTGGTAGTAGTTGGTGGTGAAAAAGAAGTTACCGCCGGATCATGGGGACAACGAGCTATTGGTGTAGTGAGTGCTAACCCAGCTTATATGATGAACAGCGGTTTAGAAGGCGGTACATATATTGCTCTAAAAGGACGTGTTCCGTGTAAAGTTACTGGTGAAGTTAAAAAAGGCGACAGATTAATTGCAGGTAATACCGGAGTTGCTATGGTTGGAAATGTAAATTCAAATGATGTTTTTGCTATCGCACTTGAAAGCAATAACGGCCGCGATGTTATCGAAGTATTGGTTCTATAAGGATAAACCATGGGAAATCCTGTAACCAAATTAGTAAACTATAGCACAAATCTTTATTCAGAAGCAAAGAATGACACGCTAATAGCATGGATGGATAGTGTTAACTTTTCATCGGCCACCATTGATCCTATAGAAAAGCAATCAATTAAAGATTCAGTTACTTATACATCTTTATCTGGGATATTATCTCCAACACAAATAACAAACATAGAGGCTGCAATAGGGGCCACAATAGATACATTTGTTACGAATTGGAATGCTGATAATGCAACATATCTTGGATTCAGCACATGGATTAAAAATGGGGCAGTAGAAGTTCTTGGAAATTTTACAACGATTGTATCTGGTGGTAATATCTATACAAGAGGTAGTGCTAAAGGAACTGCGTTATATAGCCCGGTGTACACAATTGACGAGCGTGCTGCTATTGTAGCAACATATACATCTAATATCGCATATACAAGTTTAACCACAGTACAAAAATCGGCGGTAGATCCAAAGATTAACACAGTGGTTGATGCATTAATAACACTAATCACATCATTTAATTTTACAGCTAGTTTGTACGATTTTGGAATTTCTCAAATAGCAGCTCCAGTATCAGCACCGGCAAGTGAAGTTGGCATTACTAGCTTTAAAGCTAATTGGGCATCTGTGGCCGGAGCAACCAGTTACGATGTTTATCTAGCACCAAATTCTAGTTTTTCATCATCGGTAACTATTGTCAATACGAATTTTCTAAATCGTGTGTTTACCGGCTTATCGGCAATCACAACATATTACTATAAAGTAGTAGCTAAAAATTCTTTAAACACTAGTTTAGATTCTGAAATTAAATCTGTAACAACATTAGCCTATCCAACATTAATAGCGCCGGTTGCAACAGCAGCAACAAATGTTAAAGGTGTTGAGATCACAGCAAATTGGGGAGCGGTAACTGGGGCAACATCATACACTGTATCAATTGACAGTAATCCTGCTTTTACAGCACCAATTACATATTCAACAACTAACCTTTACAAGGTTATTGGCGGTCTAAGCCCTACAACTACATATTATTATAGAGTTGTAGCAACCAATCCCGCAAACACAAGTCCCGTTTCAAATACTATATCAGCCACTACTACAGTATCTACAGCAGGAGTTGGACAACAGATTAGTTATACTCACTATGCTGACATTAGGACTAAGATATTAAGAATATTAGGACCAGGTGCTGGCCAAGAAGGCTATGGACAAACAATAACAGCTCCCGTAGTTGGATCAGGCACGATCATAAGAAAAGTAGATTGGGATGCTATTAGAGAGGACATTAGAAACACCAAGACTCACCAAGATGGCCTTTTTAATACAATTAAATTATTAACAGCTAAACAAGTTATCGAATATGGATCAGACCAACCAGTTAGTGAATATGAAACAATTATGGATCAAGCGATCCTTGATAAATTTTCTATAGATAACGGCGAAGCTGAAGTTAATCCGGGTGTAACCACAACAAGATCGGGTGGATGGACACTACAATCACAATGTGAAATTGAAGTTGTATTTTCAGGATATACTAAACTTGATTTAACTGTAGTTTCTCCATCGGATCATGCTAGATATTTTTTCAATAGTGGCGGTAAGATCAGATTCTTCAGTGAAAGAACTGGTGGTACAGCATCAGGACAAAACACATCCTGGACTAGCTTATTGAGCAGCGTTGGTACAGTTGAATTTGGTGCGAATATTCCTGTAATTGAAAATTTTTATACTCTAACTAATGCGTATCAAACGATTTATCAATTAGGATCAACACCTTATTATTCATCAAACTATTTTAAAATAGAAGCTAAAAATTTAGAAGTCGCTGATAATTCATCAGGCGGAGCATCAACATTACGTTTCCTTATTACCTGGCAAGACGATTATACCGATGGTGGACCACCGCCACCTGGAGATAATATCGACGGTACGCTTTCTTTAGCAGTTACAGAGTATAAAGCAGCAGACAATACAGGTACAGGAACATTTAAAATTGAGAGCCCAACAGCATACAATCTCATATCTGCTATCTCTGCGACCTAAAAGTTTTAAATATACAACTTAAAAAAGATTTAAAAACCGATGGCAAGAGAAACCCAAACATTCACAGCTAACACGTCTTGGACAGTACCGGAAGGTGCTTCTCTCCTAACGGTTCTTGTGGTTGGCGCTGGTGGTGGCGGTGGATATAATGGTGGCGGAGGTGGTGGCGGTGGAAACGCTGTATTAAACACTAATTATTCTGTAACACCAGGTCAAATAATCTCAGTAACAGTTGGTCTAGGTGGCACTGGTGGT